GCTCTGCAAGAAGCTGGGTGGTATCTGCGACAAGACATCATTTGGGCCAAACCAAACTGTATGCCTGAACCTGTCAAAGACCGATGCACTAAGAGCCATGAATACCTGTTTTTGTTGAGCAAGAAAGACTCTTATTTCTTTGACCACGAAGCCATCAAAGAAGCCAGCGCGGATCACGAGAAAACCGCAGCTCGATACACGCAACCGTTTGGCGGCATCAAGAATGAAACACTTCTCGAAACAGATCAAGTTCACATTCGACCAATCGGGATGCGTGAGTTCTCCGGTAAGCGAAACAAGCGTAGCGTTTGGACGGTGAACCCCAAGCCGTTCAGGGAGGCTCATTTCGCCGTCTATCCACCCGAACTCATTGAGCCTTGCATCCTCGCTGGTTCTTCAGCCCACGGATGCTGCGCTGACTGCGGCGTACCGTATGTCCGTGTCGTCGAGAAGAAGGACATGGGGATAACAGAGGCCATGAAAGTCGCTGGGGCTAACGCTCAAGGCACATACGAAGGCAAGGATTTGAAGGACTACAAACCGACCACCATGAGCGAGCAGACACCCAGAACGGTCAAGCAGAGAACGCTCGACGCTATGTCAAAGAAAGCGGTCACGGTTGGTTGGGAAGCGACGTGCGAATGCAACGCCGACATTGTACCTGCGGTGGTGTTCGACCCCTTCGGCGGCTCTGGGACTACGGCAGGGGTCGCCATCAAACACGGTCGAGATGCCATCCTGTGTGAGCTGAATGAGGAATACGCAGAACTCATCCCGAATCGAGTTGAATCCATTTCACAAATACAGAAAGAAACCTTGAATGATGAGAGGGAATGGTTATGAAAATACGACCTATTGGAAGCAGCTTGCTGATTGAACTTATCGAGAGGGCCACTCGAACAAGCGGTCTTTTCGTGAAGAATGAAAATGAAAAGACATTCATCGGTAAGGTGTTGAACCTGTCCGAGCATTTGAAAATGAACGGTCATGTGAGCAAGGGCGATAGTGTTCTTTTCGTAGGACATAGTGTTGATACACCCGTTGAGGGACAATTCATCATTGACATAGAACAAATCATAGGGGTGTTGGAACATGACGAAAATAGCAGTTAAGGGAGAAGAAGCACGAAAGCATTTGATGGCCGGTATTGACCTGGTGGCTGATGCCGTAGCACCAACGCTCGGCCCATCAGCTCGTTATGTCATGCTCGAAAGGCCGTATGGTTCGCCGCTGACCATCAATGACGGTGTGACTATTACGAAGGACATCGAATCGGAGAACCCCTATCGGATGATGGGTGTTCGTCTAATCCAAGAGGTCGCAGCTAACGCACAGGACAACGGCGGCGACGGCACAACCACAGCCACCTTGCTCGCACGTGCAATCTGCAAGGAAGGATTGAAGCTTCTCGACGATGGCTTGAATCCCTTAAGCATCAAGGCCACGATGGACGCATTACTCGAACAGTCGGAGCTTTGGATTGACGAGCTGGTTATCCACCCAGACAACGACGAAGAAAAGCAACAACAGATTTTCGAGGTGGCTACGGTCGCCGCCAACAACGACCCAGGCTTGGGAGCGTTGATTGCTGATGCGCTTCAGCAGACGAACTACGAAGGCATCATCACCGTTGAGGAAAGCCACACGACCAAACATTCGTTTGACATCGTGGACGGCATCGAGATTGACTCTGGCTTCGCCAGTCCTTACCTCATCAATGAACAGGGTTCGTTTGAGTCTGTTCTCGACAACGTTCATGTTCACCTGTCCAGAGACATCATCACGCAGAATGACCAGCTCGTACCGGCTATGGAGGCCGCACTTGGTCAGCAGAAGGCGTTGCTGGTTCTCGCTAAGGGAATCGAAGGAGAAGCCCTGCAAACGCTCATCACGAACGTTCAGCGAGGCGTGATGCGAGCCTGTGCTGTTGTTGTCCCGCCGTTTCACTTTGACGACGCTATGCTCGACTACGAAGCGTTGCTTGGTGACGGCAGCATCGGCAAAGCTGTTATCGGCAAGAACTACACCAGGCTGATTGGCGCGAAGGGCGACATCACCGAGCGAGTTAAGACATTGAAAGAACAAATCAAGAAGGCAGACCTTAGCGGCGAAACGGAGCTGGCTGATGCGATTTACGAGCGTTTGGCGAAGCTACAAGGCGGTGTCGGTGTGATCCGTGTGGGCGCAACCAGCGCAACACAGATGAAAGAAACGAAAGCACGTGTGGACGACGCTTTGAACACCACCAGAGCAGCCATCAAAGAAGGTGTTATCGTCGGTGGTGGCTTGACTCTATTTAAAGTCTCAAGGCTGATTGGCGACTTTTACGACTCCCTCGACAAAGAACACTATCCAGTCGCCAGAGTGCTGTCAAACGCTCTTGAAGAACCTCTTCGTCAGTTAGCTCTCAATGTAGGCATCAACGCTGATGGGTTGGTCGAGACTCTTTCGGAGCGAAACGACGATTACGGGTTCAACGCCAAGATCAGAAGATTCGGCAACCTTCGAGAAGAAGGTGTGCTGGACGCAGCAAGTGTCGTCAAATCCTCACTTCGAGCCGCTGTTTCGATTGCTTCAATGGTGATCCTAACTGAAATCTTGGTCGCCGATATTTAAGAACGATTATAAGGGAAAGCGTTGTCGTCGGTGTATGAGCCGAAGCAAGCCAAAACAAACTGCAAAGCAGACGCAAGAACGCATTGACCACCTCGAAGCTGCCGTTGGGGAGCTTCAGCAATTCGTGAACCTCATCGCATCGTCAGCACGAAACGACATTATCCGACACGACGACAACCTGAAAGCTCTCTGTAAGCAGACCGGCGTTGAGTTCATCGAGCATCCCGTCTCAGAAGAAAACATTGAAGAGTCGCAAGGGGGTTCCGAGTAACATGAACTGCCTTGTGTTGTGCGATGACCTGACTCTCGTTCGAGAGTGGGTTGCAGCAAACCCCGACGCTAAGGCTTGGTTCTATGGCAAAGGATTGCCTCGCTCTGTTGAAGGGCTTGAAGGCAGAATCCTTCCGAATGCCTTGACGTTGAAGGAAGCAAAGGAATATGGAGAGTTCGATGAAGTCGTCGTACTCCCTGAACCAGCGAAGAAATCAACGAAAAAGGCAGGTAAGAAGGATGACTGACCCCATCAGCCCATACGACCCTCGCTCATCTGGGACACTTCGAGTAAGCAAGTCCTCTTTCATGCAATACCTTGGTTGCCCTCGCAAGTTTTGGTTTCAGTATTGTGTTCTCTACGACATAAGGACACCCAAGAGCGAAGCTATGATCCGAGGAACAGCGATTCACACGGTCATGGAGGATGCTCTCACGCCATCGTTTGATCCTCGACCGATACCTGTTGCTATCGCCGAAGAAGCGGCTAAGGGCGACTACGGAGACGACCCAGGCGTACAACGATTATCCGACCTGCTGCAGATGATGAGCGAGGATCACGGTGTCCTCAACATCATATCTCTCGAAGAGAAAATTGTCGTGTACGACGAGGAAAACGACTGTAACTTGGTCGGTATGATTGATGGATTGTTTCGACACCCAGACGGAGGCGTTATGATCGTGGAGCTAAAGACGGGGAACCTCACGACCAGCAAAATGAGCCGGTATCGCAAGGAATTGGCGTTTTATCATCGAGTCCTAACCCTCTCTGGTCGCTTTGCAGCCGATGAAATCACCCATTATTGCATTATTGCGCCCGATTGCGAGGACGAAAAGCTGGTTTCTGGTATGTTGAACCAAAAGAGGCAGAAGAGGGACATTTACCTTGGAGATACGTCAGGTATCGTCATTGTTGAGCCAATCAGCAAGCGTTCTCTCAATGGAATGACGAAAAATCTCACCGAAGCCGTTGAGGGTATCAAGAATCACCAATGGCCGATGAAATGGAACGATTATTTCTGCGTCGAGTGGTGCGATTACCACATGAGCTGCGAAACAGAGCTGACAACGGGCGAAACGGCGGTGATGCTGTGATTTGCCCAGAATGTGACGCTAAATTGCCCGACCCAAAACGACTTGTCCTCATGGGCGAGATGGGTAAGCTCCCGAAAGCGGAGTACAAATGCCACATCTGCGGCCATGAGGGGGTCATTTAGTGCATTATCCGCGTGAAATTGGCCTGAAAAGGGCATCGTGCGACAATCCAGCCGCTTTCAAGCGATATGTGCATAAAATGTGGGACAAAACGGCTTGCTACACCAGTCTTTACGGGTTCAGCGAGCGAAAGTGGAACGGTCGCCGTATGGTGTTTGACTACCAGACAGCCATAATTGACAGGGCTTGGTGGGATTTTGACGGTATGGATGATCCACAGGTCAAAACAGACGCAGCTACGCTGATAAACAGACTCGAAGGCACAGTTTTGGCCGTCGCCACCGGTCGGGGCTTTCACATTCACCAGTTGTTCAAAGAACCTGTGCGTGAAGATCGATGGCCGACTGAACTTGTTCGATATGAACGTGAGATGGCTGGCGATTTAGCGACTCTCGACTGCATCGGGACGGTGGATAGGCTCTGTCGCATCCCAGGAACATACAACCCCAAGCGTAAGAGGTTCGCAGTCATTATTGACGCTCAACGCTTTGCTGCTGATCCACACGGCTACGAGATACCCAAGCAGCCGCAGCTCTCAATGACCCGTCTTGACCCCTTCGGTAAGCACGAAAGCAGCTTCAGTTTGATTAAATGGGTCAAGGACAATCCGCCTGAACAGGTGCAACATGACGTGCATACCAGCTTCGGAGACATCGTGGACGGCGACACCATTCCTTTGATGCCCTGTCTTGACTCAATCCACACCTCGAACCCTGCGAACCATGTTCGTGTCGCTTTGGGGCAACATCTCATGGAATCCTTGAGGAACTTCGCTGACCCAGCTCACATGAGCAGAGAAGAAAAACAGGCTTGCATAGACCAGGCAGTTGAGTTCATTCGACCTCTCGAATGGCGAGACTTCAGGGAGGGTATCACACGGACTCACCTTGCCTCAATTGTCGAGATGAAGGGAACGCCTTCGTGTCAATGGTTTGTTGGCAAGGGTATGTGCAAGGGCAAATGCTGGCGATATGATGGGTCAGTAGCCCTGTGATAGTGCGAGAATTAAAGTGGCGAATGCACATGGCGATTCATGGTTGTAGTCATTGACGACAGGGAGAATCCCAAAGTCATAAACAAAATGCTGGTCGCTTTCGGAGATCGTAAGTACAACCCAGCCGGTCAAGCCGAGGTCAAGCGACTAAAGGCAGCCGACTACATTCTGGGAGACATCGGCATTGAAGCGAAAGAAATCAACGACCTGTGGCAAAGCATCCTCGGCATCGGACGTTCTCGGACGATTTACGCCCAGCTCGCCGATCTGTGCGAAGCGTTTGAACGCCCTATGCTCGTTGTGTACGGAACCAAAATCACCGTGTATCAACGCCCTGGTGCGCCTCGACAGAACCCAAGGCAAGTCCACGCCAGAGCGCATAACGTGATTAAATCCTTCAAGCAAGAACTGTATCACCGCTTCCCCAAAATCCAATTCATGCAGCTTAATTCGATGGATGAGTTCGTCGAGTATATCGCCAAAGTCCATCACCTACAAGCTATCGGTCAGCGTTTGACTGTGCCGAATGAGGTTCGCAAGTTATCGTCCAAGGTCGATCCACGGGTCGCTTGCCTTGCCGCTTTGCCTGGGCTGACCACTATCCACGCTGAAGCCATCCTCAAGAAATACGGCAGCATCCCCAAGCTCCTTCGAGCCAAGACCACCCAATCGTCGCTGATGGAAATTGACGGCATCGGGCGAAAGAAGGCCCAAACCATTCTATCTCTGCGTGATTTGTACGAATAATCACAACGGGTCGCTGTTGCTGTTTAGGTTCAAGCCATCGGAAGTGGTTTCTTTGCCCGCTCCAGCGAATGCCGCCAAGTTATCGGTCGCAGGTGCGCCTTGGTTGTTGTGAACCACGTTCTCGAATTGAACGCCGTGGATCACGACGCTTGAGAAATTGGCGTTATCGTTGCCTTGATTCGGCTTACGCACGATGGACACCGACAGGTTTCGACCCTCGACACCAGCAGACTCAAAGAATTGCTGAGGCATCAGCATGATTTTCTTTCGGCTGATACCGTTTGATGCGGCAGTAACGGCTTCTTCGTGGGTGTGCGTGATTGACTCACCGGTTTCTTTGCAGGTGATTGTCGTTGTCAACGAGAACGTCGAGTCTGCGAGGACTTCGCATGAAACGCTGGCAGTCATACCGATGACAGGCTGTGATGAGTCCATTGGTGTTGTAGCCGACATAGCCAGCGAATGCTGAAGGTTGGTGACGGCCTCGCTGTCGGTCAATTGTGATGCACCAGGCAAGACCCACCCATCGTCGGTTTGTGCAGCTTGACCTTCGGATGAAGTGAACTTCGTGTCGATCCCTTCAATCGCTCTCGTCTTTTGGGGTATCTTCGTCGGTCGAGGCTGACCAGGGATGCCTTGAATGCCTGATGGGAGCAGGTTATCAACGCTCATAGCGTTGTTCAACCGCTGAATAAGGGCATCGTTGAGATTGTTCGACCCCATCGAAGGACTCATGAGCGCACCTTCTTGGCCCATTTGCTGAACGCCCGTGTCGTTGTTCAAGCGAATGAAGTCAATGCCGCTACGAATTGGAGCTTGAACCCCACCGAGATCAGCACCAACACCGCCTCGTAGCGGAGGCGTTGCACCGATTGATTCTGTTCCTCTTTGTCCTCCTGTGTAGCCGAGAGGGTAAAGGTCGTTTGTTGGTGGGGTGAACTCGTCTGGGTCGGGTTTTCCTCGTCCTCCTGTGCCACCGCCGGAGGGAGGGGTGTTCTGACTTCCTCCGCCACCGCCAACGCCACCACCGCTTGCCCCCGTGTCTTCGAGAGGGTTCGTAGCCAAGTAGCCTTGAAGACCTTCTGGGATGCGACCAGACTCACGCTCAAGGTGTATTTTGGTTTTGTCAAGGCTTTTCGGTGTGTACGAGTATTCAACTTTGGTGATGAACAGCGTTTCGTTAATGTCAATGTAGGGGTCGTTGTAGGATGCGTAAGTGCCTGGAATGAAGTTTATGTCGTCGGTGATGTGAATACGTGGTGCGTAGTAAGCGGTGCGTTGAACGGCTGACGAACCGATTTCTGGATATTCTCGAATGCCAAGAGGGAAAATTGAGTATTCGTTAGCGTTGGTGAATGTCGGCAGGGTTTGACCAGCCCCAGGCGTAACTCCTGTTTGAGCTGTACTGAAATTGCCGCCGAACTGGTCACCTGTCTTGTGTCGAGCAACAGCGTTCAGGTATTCTGCGTTCACCGATACGACCATTTTCGCACCTGCCGTATTCCCTGCCGACCAATACGAAGCAGGAATCGGCATCTCAAAGTAGCCGCTTCCTTTGGTGGTGATGGACTCAATACCCTTCTGCGTTGCCGCCAGCTTTGGGGTGTGGCCTAACGATTGAGTCTCGTCGAAGTCGTAGTCAGCGACGAATATCTGGAACTTCTTCGTGTCCGTGTCGTTGGTCGCTCGACCTGCTGATGGGGTGGATGCGACCTTATCCTCGATGAAAACACGCAGCTCCTCTCCGGTTGTCTCGCTGACCTTCGGCATACCCTTGGGAATATGCACGATTTGAACAGCGTAAGACACCGAGTTAGCTCCGTACCAATAATACATCTGCGTCCAGGGGAACATGTTGTAGAGGTCGTTGGTTGGGTAGTGAGCAAGACCTGTGCCGTAAGCCGTAGTGAAATTGTTGCCTCCCGTGTAGCCACCGATACCGACACCAATAACCGAGGACGACTGATAGTTCAGCAGACTTAACAGGCCGAAGCCGTGAATGTTGCCGTGAAGTGCGTTATTCTGTCCTGTGAAGTGCAGACCTCCATGTTCAGCAGTCCAATACCCTGACTGCGGCCCTGTGAGTTGGCGAGCTGGATCAGCGATATATCCGTAGCGAGCGTTCTCAAGCATCGGCCCTACGCGTTGAGTTTCGTTTGATTCTCGAACAACCTCTGCCTCAACTTGGAAGGATGGGTCTTTCTTCTTCTGGTATTCGTGCTTGGCGATTTGGAGGGCTTGTTCGTAAGAGGACACCGATGTTGCGCTAACGAACTTGAATCGAACATTGGTCTTGTAGTTGAGCGCAGGGAAGGTCACGAATGACGAACCACCGTTGAACAGGACTCGAACGTGGCTAAACGATGCGGCCTTGCTGGTCTTCAAGTTGGACACCTTGAGATTGTTCCTGTCGAGACTGATACCAGAATTGTAAGTCGGTCGGAACTCCATGCGGTTATCTCGGCCTATTTGGAAGTTGAGCGTTAGAAGCGAGCTGCCGTCGCCGATACCAGCAGCTTGAGCCAACGTTCTCATTGTTTGGAAAATGGACTTGTTTTGAGCGTCCGTCACGCTGCCGAAGGACTCGACTGTGCCAGCCCCAGCCACGTTGCCGTCCACGTTGAAGTCTCGCATAATCGGCACGTTATTGATGTCGGAGATGGCAGGTAAGGTCAGTTGCTTGAACCAGTCGTTATACAGCGCAGAGGTTTGGTAAATACGGATTTTGTCATGCTCGTAGTAGTTGCCTTGCCCTGGACTCTTGACTTTGCCTTCAAGCTTCAACATGAAGCCCATCGGAAACGCCGATCCAAGAGAAGCACGAACAATGCTTCCTTCGGCCTTGATTGAAGGCACACCTTGAATCGTGAAGGTATCACCAGACCAAAGGCCAGCGGCGGCTACATCAACGGTTTCACCCTGCTTCACAGGACGATAAGTGATGTTGTCGAGTGTTGTTGCTGTCTTTGAGTCATAAGTGAAAACATACTTCATGTCGAAATCATTTCCGTCTGCATCAGTTGTTTTGGCCTCGATGATACCGGCTGTGTTCAAACCAGCGAACCCGCCCACACCCACCTTGCTTGGGAAGTCTGTTGTGTCCTCGACATCAAGTGTTCGTATCGTGGACTGTGTTTGAATGACCGTACCAGCAGGGTGAGTCGCCGAGATACCCGAAACGCCGATAAGTTGCGTAGTGGTGAATGTAGCCACCGCCGTTGCCGTTGAGCTTGTCGAGAACACGAAGGTTGGAGCTGAAGTGTATAGTGAACCAGCGTTGGTGATTGTGAAGTCCTCACCGAACTTCAAATTGCCTGTGCTTTTCAGCGTGAAAGCTGGACTCCCGAAGCCTCCTACCGCAGCTGCCTTGGGTCGTGTGATTGTTACGCTTGGTGCTGTTTCGTAGTAGTCGTTTATGTCAATTGTGACGGACGAAGAGACAAGAACCCCACCGGAGGCTTGTACTGTCCCTCTCGCTCGACCTGTGTTCGCAACCCATTGATATGTTGTTAAAAATGTGTCCCACCCAGAACCCGCATTGAATCCAGAGGCGACAGCATCGAGAAGGAACTGGGCTTTGTATGATCCTGTCGCACCCGAACCGCCGCCGCCTGTGGTTGTGAACGTGCCGTTGGCTGTGACATCACCACCGAGGTTGGCGGGGAACGCTCTCGCCATCGTACCTGCTTTTCCTGTGTAGTTGAAGGTGTCGTTGCCGATGAGAAAGTTTGTTCCTGTTGCTGGCATATTGGTGGTGTCGTCAACAAAAATCAGCGTTGCACCTGCGAGAGTTTCTGTTGTTGTTGTTGCTGTCGGATTGGATGAAACGATGTCCTGTGTAAGCGTGGTCTTGGCGACGACCCATCGGTATGAGTTGGGGTGCTGAAGGATTGGAGCTGCGGAGTTTTGGAAGGTCGCCGAGGCGTGATAATAGAAATTGTCAATCAGCGTGGGCGCACCTGCGCCTTCGATGAGGTATTCTCCGAGCTGTTTGTTGCCGCCAGCGGATTGAGCGATTCGTCCGTTGTTGGCCTCGGTGTTCAGGTTGAAGAACTTCGAGAGGTCAATGACAACGAATGCACCTGCTTTGTCTTGCCAATCGTGATAGAGCGTTGATAGCTCGGTATTGTTGCTACGCTTGCCAACCAAGATGGGTGCGGCATCGTAGTCGAGCATGATGGCTGTCGGGACTTGAGACCAGGGCGAAGCAGTTCCTCCGCCAAGGATTGTCCCTGCCGGATCATTCTCTGCACTTAACTGCCATATATCGGCATCAGCACCCAGCTTCAAGTCCACGAAGTCTTTTCCGGTGTCGGCCCAAACCACCTTCAAGTCGTAGTTTTCTTGGATTGGATGCAGAAGGCCGAAGTCCTCCTTTCGAGTTCCACCGTCAGCATCGGCTGAACCGTCGTTTCGCATATCGGCAAACAGCACGAAACAATGCTTGTAGTCGCCGTCAATGTTTCGGCAGATAACAACCCTGTTCCCTGCCGCACCGCTGGTCGTGATAACGCCTTTGTTTGGATCAGCGAACATGACGTTGGTTAGCGTGGTTGCCGTTTTGCCTCGATAAGCAAACGAGGTCAGCATCACGGCTTGGTCGCCGTTGAGCGAAAACGGGCTGGGGTCATTTGTCCATATCTCACATACGCCACCAAACGGGAAGTTGGTCGTATCTCCAAGTGTTATCGTCGTGTCCGATGCGGAGTTGAAGGATGCCCCCAGGTCTTCATGTGCAGCTCCAACGAAGCCAGCACCTCTCCATGCCGTAGCACCGTAAGGGTATTCGCTGATAACGCCGAAGGTTTTCTGGAACCAAAGCGACTGCGGCAGATCACGCGCCCATCGAGCGTGGGCGTTTCGATAGTTGTAAGAAGAACCGGTGTTTCGTAGCGAAAATGACCTCGATTGTTGTTTGGGGAAGGTCATGTAGGCAAGGTCACATTCGAGGCCGTCAGCAAGACCACCAGACCCAGAACCAAGCGTGATAGGCAACGCAGCTTGAAGGCCGGAAGAAAGGCTCGAAACGGCCTTGGTGGTCTTGAATGTCGCACCCGTCTTAGTGTTCGCGCTCACAGCACTTGTCGTATAGACCTCTGAAGGAAGATCGGCCATATCCCCATCGTGAGCGATACCTGCTGCGTTTGGCTTGATGTAAATGCGGAAAAGGTCGTCGCTTGGTGCTATGGTCGGAGTCATGCGGTCATTCTTTGCCAGCGTTGATTCACAGTTCACATCACCTGAACCACCCATCAGTTCGTATCGCAGGTATGATGGGAAGTCAGGGCTGATTACGACGTCGAACTCAAGAAACCCTCCGCTGTCTCGAATGGTTTCAATCATCAAAGACGCTTGCCATTCTTTGTCAATGATGATGTAGTCGGTAGAAGTCGTCTCTCGAACAACAGTTCCAGCACCCCACGCTTGACCAAGTGTGCCTGAAATGAACAGGGTCGTTGAGTTCTTTGAGGTGTAGGTGTATTGTGTAGCTCCGAAGTGGCTTGTTCCTGTGCCTCCGACCTTGATTGTTCCCGTAGCAGGGAACAGGGAAGTATCAGCCACGTTGATGCTGTTCCCAGAAGAGATGAGGTCGGCTGTTGTGACGGTTTGGGCTTGCTCGACTGTGAATAGCCCTCGATACTCATTGTGCGGTGTGATTTCTGGATTTTGACCACCGGCGTTTGAAGTCAAGTAGCCTTTTTCAGCGAAGTTGGGTGTTGATTTATCGCTGGTGTCCGATCCGTCGTTGTCTCCAACGTTGCGCCATGTTCCCTTGATAGCGACTTGGACACCGGCAGGGATTTGGTTTTCGGCGTATTTGATGGCATCCGAGGTGAATACGGCTCTGGTCTTGGTTGCGTCGTTTGCATCCGGCTCGAAGTGGTCAATCAAGCGACTGACTTCCCACGCATCCTCAACATAATTCGGGCCGTTGGTGTTCTCATTGGAGTAAATCTGGATAGGATGCCCAGAATGAAGTCGCATCCGTTGGTCGTATCGAGGCAGGTATTCGCCCGTCGAACCTTTGCTGTCCTCGTCGAGTCCGAGGAAGGCGTTGAGGTTAAGCAGAGAGGTTGCGCCGAAGTGAAAGATGTTAGCGTAGTTGGTGACCTCATAGCGTCGGTATGCGGTGACCAAACTTGGTGCGCCGTTCTCCTGTCCGATGTCAAAGTACGGGAATTGAAAGTCAAGTTCAGCCAGCGAGTCTTTCGCTTTCAATACCAGTTCCTTTGTTTTCTTCGTGTGGCTTTGCTTCCATTGAACCTGTTGAACAATGCTCGAATGGATGGGGCGATAATCGTTATCACGGAACACAAGCACCTTCCAGTTAGGACGACCGCTGGCGAGCTGCGGCAGGTTCAATTCGTCGTCGTCGTCTTGAATGCTGATTTCAAGTTGGCTAATCCCATCAACGACTGAAACGATTTTGAGCTTGTCAATCAGCACGTCGTCTTGCTGGATTGTCGGAGCGATAGCACCGTTTGTCATGCGATCTTGGAGAGCATAGATGTAGCCAGCTCGGTCAATCATCGTGACAGCGGTGGCCCAGGTATCGGTGCTGCTGGTGTCCTTCTCGCTTTGTAGCTGCACACCCAGCGACCAACCATAGAAGTCTGCCGCAGTCCAAAGACCGCCTCCTGGCTTTGGGTTAAATGGGGTTGTCGAGACATATGCTCCTTCGGCGAAAACATAGTATTGCTGGTTTGCGAAGTCCACCACGATGTCGAGGTCATACCAAAGCTGGTCAGCGGTATAGGAGGTCTTGCCTGTTGTTCCTTCCTCAAACATGGTGAACAAGGTGCTTCGAGCAGAGTTCAAACCTGTGCCGACCACGGGGTTGAATAGGTGCGTGATTGCGGCCTTCGAGTCAGCCATGTTGCCTCGCTCGTTGAGTTCAAACCCTGTTTGTGTTTGGTCGTAGCCGATGGACAAGAGGTAGCTCGGAGACACCTGAACCGGCTTGGCCGCTGTTTGAATACCCCATGACTGATTCGCCAGACGAATTGTGAAGCGTTCACCGTCTGCTTGGGCGTTTAGTTCGGTATCGCCAACAATGACAGGCTGAAATCCAAACATACCGTCTTTGGCTCGTCCTTGACTCCCTGCGTATGAGCCGTAGGTTGCTTGTCGAATATGTGTTGCTGAAGCAGAGCCAAACAACCCATCGGTGTCAATCGTGCCGTTGCTAATCGCTGTGATTTTTTCGGGCATCGAGACATCGAACTCGCTCAAATAGTCGCCGACCTCAAGGCGACCGTAGGTGTTCCCCAGTTCAAAGAACGGGTCTTGAGCGAAACTCAATTCTGGATCAGCGGTGAAGCCACCATGCCCCGACTGCAAGTTGAGAGTCATGAAGTGATAGGTGTAGCCAAGACCTGCGTTGCTCGACACCGTGAAATGGGGGCTATCTTGAACACCCGTTTCACCGTTGGTTGTTCGAGCGTTGGTCGTTGTCACAACGTTCCCTGCACTTTTGAAGCACACTAAGGGGAAGCCGAGGCTATCGTCGGTATCTGCTCGAAACTGAAAGACGGGGGTTGGGCTTGGGGTCGAACCCAAAAGGTTGTACGCAACGATTGTGTCGTCGCCGGACGCTTGATTTTCCCATGTATAATACTTGACGCTGGGTTGAATGTAGGTTTGACTCAAAGCCGGTGAAATGCTGTTGAAGGTGATACCTCCAGACGATACGTTAAACGATTGAAACGTGTGAGTCGCCCCTTCAATGAACAATTGCTGGGTTGGGCTTCCGCTGGATTTGTCCGGTAAATGACGGTCGGTGGCTGGGTTGAGAATGTTTGTGATAACAGGGCTGGTGCTGGATGGAAGGGTGATGCTGGTTGCTCCCGAAGAATACGTTTGACCCGTCGCAACAACCGTGTTCAGCTTTTTGTTCAAGGCAAACCATTGGTCAGTTGCGCCACCTGCGCCTTCGTCCACAAACTCGGTATGGTCAATCGTATAGCGTTTCAAGCCTGAACCGTTGTCAGCAACGCTGCTAACGCTAACCCAATCAGCAATACGACGAGACATTGAATGACGGAAGAACGGTTTGCCTGATGGAGACTTGATGGGGTGCAGGTAAGCGTAAGGAAGGCCGATGCCGCTTGAGGTGGCTGCTATATCGCCTGTTTCGCCAAGGTACACACCGCAGAGGCTTGAGTTCATCATGACTTTATGGTTTCTGTACCGACTCCCAGAAGGAACGCCAGAGTCAAGTTCTCCTTGGTCGAACTTACCGTAGCCTCTGGTGCTGGAAGCTCCAAACGGATAGCCATGTGCAGAGTCCACCTCGAAGCCGCTTCGCTCATACGTTGCGTCAGTATCGCCTTGACGAACCCAATAGGTGTTATGCGTTCCCCAGCCGGAAGCGTAGTGCGAGTAGTCAGCTCTTCGAGGGAAGGCGATTGTTCGCAGAGAAGCTGCATCACCTATCGTATCGGGGTATGTCAAATTGGCTCGGCCTTCGTAAAACGATGAGCTTAGTCGGTTTGGATCGTGGGTCAGCCATTGACTCGGCCCCTCGTTGTGAAGTGATGCGGCCTCGGACTGTGCAGCTGAACCGATAAGCGACAAAGGAGCTTTGTTGGCGAAAGACCTGGTAAGATAGTCGTAGGTGAATCGAGAGTTGTTAAAGGCTTGAGCAGCCATTGTGTTGCCAGCATGGGAGTCTCGACGGTTGGTGAAGAAGGAAGCGTCCGAGTAGTCCTCGCCCTCGCCGATCACCCGCATGGATTGGAAGTCTTCGTAGTAGCCTGACAGCCAAGCCGTGAATCTGCGATTGATGTCATTCATGTCAAGACCCCGCGATAACTTCCACTTGCTCTTTCACGTCTTGAGTGATCTGCGCCACCATTTCATCAACGGTAAGTCCGAAGAAGTTGTTATTGATATTGACCTCGGTTCGATAGTATAGCTCGCCAACGCCTTGATTGACCAATTGCTCGAACAGCGTTTGATTCATCCGACTTGGTGAAAACCCGAAGAACAATTCTTCACGTGCGCTCATGAAATCCTTGACCGACTTCTCGGCCTTGTCCATAGACTCTGATGTGGTTCGCCCGAAGTCCATCATCAAATCGGCAGCTCCACCAGGCTTGTCGAGTTCAAAAGCGAAGTCCGATGCGGCTGTTTGAATGTTTTCAAACCCACCTACCGTATCGGTGGTGATGTCTTGCATGTCTTCCGAGTGATTTTTCAACAACTTCTTGGCAGCAAAAAGAGCAGCTCCGATAGCTACAAGACCCACACCAAGGGTCGTGACCGACCTGAAAGCGACTGTTGATGCGGTGGCTCTGTCAGTTGCCATTGAGAAGCTTCGCAGACTGAAAATAGCGGGAAGCATTGAAGCGGTCATGAGGATCATGCTTGCTTGCATATCGTCCTCGCTATCGCCAAACATCATCAAAGCCATAGAAGCAAGACTGGTCGCTGCCGACATCCTCTGCATTGAGAATGTAGCACCGAGGACTCCTTTTTGTAGGGTAACGAAAGACATCATGGTGAACTTGTTTGATTCTTGCTTCGCTTTGTCAGCACTAATACTGTTTATTGTAGTCATCATCTGTTTATGTTGAGCTTTGTCTAAATGACCCGTAGCCAAAAGCAAGTTGAGTGTTTCTTTGAATGCTTTACGCTTTTCGTTAATGTTGCGTATTCGAGCGTTTGTCTCTTGGTTGAGGATTCCAATATGACGTGAATCTGCGTCACTTAATTGTCGTTGGACATTCACTACGTTTGTCAAAGCCGTGAACTCTTCTTGCAGGTCATTTACTTTGATATTGGAAGCTATCATAGCCTCTTTCGCTGTCGTTTTCCCAATCATAGCGTCTTCGCCTTTGAGAAGGATTGTCGCTCGAATGGACTCTTGCTCTTGAATAGCGGCAGTCAAAGCAGCCTGAGCCTTGGTTTGAGCCACCCCTGCTTCGTGTTGAGTCATACTTGCCGCCATAGCCTTTGCTCTGGTTCGAGCGACTTCCGCTTGGACTTCTTGCGAGGTGGCTTGGGTGGCGGCGTTAGCGGCTGCAAGTTCAGCCGCCTTGATACGTTCAGCCTTTTTCATCAGCGTAACCTTGTGGTTTGCGAGGAAGGTTGCTTCTTTTTCCAAGCTCACAGTCATGGCGGTCATGAAACCGCTTCTACCGACAGTCGAAAGGCTGGTTTGTTGCAGATTAAGCAGGTTCCTCATGGCTCCCGCTTGTCCTGTGACACCGTGGGCTATCATGTTTTGAAGCTCCACGTTCTGCTTCATGATTGCTCGATAAACTCGAACGGAGATGATGAGAGATTGGATGTTAAGGAATGTTTCAAACACACCACCGGCGATATCGTACGCACCTTGAGCCATAATCAAGCCTCTGGCCGCACCCCCAACCATAGAGGCGGTGACTTGATCCAAACCTGCGGCAACACCTGTCAATTCGCTATTGACATCGAGAGCGTCACGGAAGAATGTCTTCAATCCGAAAGCCGCCATTTGAGCGTCAGTCATGGCTGGAAGAAGCGATTCACCAATTTGAGCCGCCAGCGTTTCTTGAGCAGCGGTCATTTGATTTGCGCCAAAAGTAGCTGATTGGGTGAATCGTTCTAATTCTTCAAGCGCACCGACTTCACGATTGACTGCTTGAGTAGTGAGTTCTGTGACTCGCTCTTGTTGAGTCATAATTTTCATAAAGCGTTCAGCGTGGTTTGAACCAGCAACGGAAGTCGCAAGTTGTTGTTGTTGAGTTGAGTCAAGTTGGTGGAAGCCATTATCGGATAACTGCTGCATGATACGAGTTAATCCTATCATGTCGCCGTTGATGTCGGTTGTAGCCACACCGAACTCATGTAGTGCAGCCGCAGCACCTCCTGTGTCGCTGGCGATACGAACCAGCATTTGTTTCAAACCACGGCCAGCTTTCGACGCTGATTCACCTTGCTCAACCAGAACGGCTGATAGTGCAGCTTGCTCTGCTATGCTCATGTTCGCTGCGGTTGCCGACGATGCAAATTGATCCATCACCTGTGAGATTTGTTGAACCGTAGCCACCGAGTTTGATTCGACGGTGTTTAGCTGATCCATCATATACATCGAGTTTCGTATAACAGTCGCTCGTTGAGTTTCAGCATCAGCAGCCTTGAATGCGGCCTCTCCTATTCCTTCGTATAAGAATCCCGTCTGTTGAGCAATTGAGATAAGACGTTTCTGGGCTTCTTCTGCTTCCATACCACCTATGATACCGAATGCCGTTCCCATTTGAGTTCCAGCTTCAATACCTGCACCAGAACCAAAGATACCACCCAATTGAGCCATCCTTGCGCCAGCATCCAGAGCTTCAGCTCCTGTGAAACCGAATGCAAGTCCTACGTCAATGATTGACTCTTCATACTGCTTTACGCCCTCGAAGTCAAAGAACTTTTCAAAATAGACTCTTGACTCACCGAGAGCCAAAGCAGGTTCTCGAACAGCCTCAATCGCCGCACCCACCGAATCAAAAATACCGTCGAGAGAGCCTTTGATACCGTCGAATGCGTCAAGGACGATGGCTTGAACCACCGTGGACATCTCTTCAGCGTCGGAGATGAGCTTTGCAGCTTGCATCTGCCCCACTACGTCGAAAAAGACACGTGAGCCACCCTGCCTAACCATCGTTCATCCCCCTCTCATTATTCAAAAGTGCCGTGAGTTGTTTTGATGTTTCGGCGGGTGTGAACAGTTGCCTTCGCTGATCTCTGCGAGCAACGGCGTTCTTAGCCCCACCTCGCTTCTTTTTCTTGCCCTTTGATGCTTGAGCTGATTCGTTGAGTTGGTCGGCTATCTCGTTGGCTACGAGCAAGTCCAGCTCCAGTTTCCAATATCCGCCTTTGGTGTTGTATCGGTCGAACAAATCGCTGGGAAGAATCCCCTTGAAGGTTGAACACAGGATCGGGGATGCCCTGTATATCAGCCCAAAGGGACTGCACCCTCATTATCGTCACCTCGAATAACATTGACAATACGAACCATTTCGTCCGAGGTGAGGGTGTTCGGGTCAAGTTCTTCATCGAGAAGGCAAGTAGGAAGCCAGGCTTCGACCTGAGCCTCAAAGCCACAGCCTTCTTGCTCGCACATTTCCATGAACTCATCCATTTGATCTTCAGTCCATTTGCTTAAGTCCGAACCGAAGTGTCGGCACTTTCGCATAACTCGACCTTGCTTGGCCTCGATTTTCAGTTTGTCCATACCGGAGGCTTGGCGAACCCAAACCTTACGGCCATCATTTAGCTCTATTTCCTTTTTCAAGACGGGCATTTTTCTTCACTTCTCTTAACTTAACTTAACTTCAGGGTATCTCGTACCCCAGCACTATTGTGATCTCTTGGTCGTTCTTTGAACGAGTTGCCGTAAATGAATGAAGCTGGGTGTTCGCATCAAGACTTTGGAGGAACGTTTGAAGCTCCGCCTCGACAGCAGTAGGGCTTCCTTCGATGACCTTAGCCCTTGCCTTGGCGGGTACGGTTATTGTTCCGAAGGGCATTGTTATTCACCTCAAGCTGCCTTTGTCATAACAGTATCAGCGTTGATGCCATCCATACCGATAACTGCCTTAGCCATGTTGCCTTCTGTTTCATCAAACAAAGCAACGAAAGAAACGCTAAGGGTGCTGGTGTCTCGACCAGAAACGTTGAGTTCTGGTGCTTCATAGACAACCTTTGGCAACATAATTTCAAAGTAATTTGCGCTTGCGTCTTCAAGACGAATCATAATTGCTGGTGCAGCGTTTGTGCCGTTGTGAAGAAGGAATCCTCGTAGTTCATCGTAGGTTGGTGAGTTATCAACGGCAGTAGCACCGCTTGTATTGAACTCAATTGATCCTGTGATTTCACGAAGTTGAGGCGGAGGTGCGACTGCGTAGGTTGCGTTTCCAAGTGAGTTTGCATTGTCTGTATCACGGTTAAGGCTAATGTCAAGTGAGATTGACTTAACCAAGGCGGAGAAGTTGCTCGATGAGGCAGCAGCCTCAAAGCGCACGAATGCCTTAGCGAAGTGTAGTGCATCAACGGTGCTAAATGCTGGTGGGTCAGTTCCTACACCAGAACCAGGTGTTGATAGTGGTGCGACTGCTAATTCTCCACACCCAACGAAAGAGTAGGTCATCATAACGTATTCATTGATGTTAGCAGCCAATGAAAGCGAATCAAGAACCATACCGCAGTAGGTGTGTTCCTTGTCTTCACGACCAACACGAATACAGAATGAAGCGAATAGTGAATCATCGGTTGCTTCTGTTAAGGTGTGAGTCTTTGGGCTTGCCCCACTTGCGAAAGTATCAACACCGAATGCAGAGAACAAACAGAATGAGTTGAAGTCGTCAAGCTGCAAGGGGCAGTTCACATCTCCTTCGGAGTATTTCAAACCAGCTACGCTCTTTGAAGCACCGTAGCGGCTGATGTCTTGACGGGTCAACAGGTCGAAGTTTTGGGAGAATGACTCATCATCAACCTCTCCTAAGAACAGTTTGGCGGTGGCTGCTGTTGGCTCTGTACCGTATGCGGATTCTTTTTGGAGGGTGACATAACGATTGGTAAGTGCGGTCATGGTGAAACCTCTCGGTAGTTATTGGATGAGCGTTGCGATATATCAATTAAGAGGTTGAAGCCCGTTTTGACAGATCGACGCGCCTCATGTAGCGCAAGTTGAGAACGTGGACGCAAACTTGGTCGTCTGGATCAAGGCGAGCATCCAATCGAGCATCATGTCCAATCAGCGAATCGGTGCTTCCTTTGAGTCCGGTTTTTGAGTAAAGCTCGTCGAGACATTCGCCGATGATGTCCATACCCAGACGATACGAGTTGCGATAATCGCTTCCTTTGGTCACGATATAGACCTCGACTTGGAAGAAATACTCGGCTGATGTCCCAGCCAAGGAGTACATATCGGGGCTGTCCACACGGCGGATCAGGACATGAATCGCAGGGCTTTGACGAACAGCCATGTTCGAGGATATGTCGTAGCCGTAGCGAATGGCGTTTGGTTGGACGACGTTCTTCAAGTTGTAGCTCCGAGCTGACTTGAGGACATCAATGATACCGAATGCAGTTTGAATCAGCGTGACATTCGAGTAGTTGCTGGTGACCATCTCATCTGGATTGAATGCACCCATTGTTGTCAAATAGACCGCATACCAAGTTACCTCACCATCGGAGTTGCCCCATTGAGCAGTCTTTGATGCACCAGAAGCACCCGTCAAGCTTTTGTTAAGGATTGCTCCGTTATCATCCTCCATAATGTCAAAGAGATATGCTTTGACTTGACCCGATGATGATAGGGTCAAACGAATAACTGTGGGTATTGCATCAATCCCAGCCATAATCAAATCAAGACCTGTGAAAGTTTCAACCGTAGCACCCACGACTTTCAACCCCCCTGCCGTTCCGTCAGCCTGGAGTTGGACTTGATGTGTACCGTTGTCAAGCTCTGCAAGGACTGTGCCATCAGCAGGTAGATCACCGCTATCGGTGTAAGAGAATGAAACCCAGAGGGTGTATTCGTTTGTTGTTGGTGTGATTGAGTAGTAGCCGTAGCCTGTTGAGCTGTTTATTTTCCAATTCAAACCATCAGCCGCACCTGCTGATCCTGTGAACTGCTCATTATTCATTCCGACAGGAGCTGAAGGGTCATTCCCGTCCAAGCGAGAAGTCCAATAATCCGTTGTTTTCGATACCGTCATGGTTTAAACCCCTTTTTCGCCAAGTAGTCTCGAAGCAGCCCTTGAGTCATTTCCTCGAAGTTGTCCTCCATGTAGTCTTGAGCGACACCGATAAAGTCCACCTGTTGAAATCCAGGGTGTTGTCCTTCTCGCCAGTCGGAGGGCGGCGGCGAGAATTGAGGCGAGAGCTTGCCTGACGTTGGCCTTCGTGTGTAACCGAGAGCCTTTCGAGTCTTGAGGAACCAATAGACTGAAGCCTTGACGAGAAGCGGTGTGTTTTTTGAATAATTGAAGGGCGATACGCCAGCGGCGTGAGCCATAGCGACCTTGAACCCAGAGCGTGAACGGCCACCTTGCGACAAGTAGCCGGACGGGTACGGTGCAGAGAACAAACGCACGAAGAGGGGGTCGTCGCTGATTTTGAGACTGTCAGCGATACGAACATACGGGTTGCGATCTCCGTTTGGTGTGTTGCCTGTGGCTTGACCAGCCCTCGGCCCCTTTGTCCCTCGCTCGGAAATACGCTGGTCGAGAAGGAACTCTTCGGATTCAGCCTTGGCCTTTATCATCATTTCATTCATGAGCTTACGAATCTCGTCTTGCCCTTCGCTTTGAATGTCCTTCAAAGCACGTTGCAGCTCCGAGTCGTCCACGTGGACACGGAAGTTGATACCGCCTCTGCGCTCACCACGTGCGCCGTAGGACTTGGATGCCTTGTACGCCATCAGTCCACGCTCCCCAGCTTGGCGTAGCGAAACAAAAGGTCATTCGCACGTTCAATCAGCATGGGGGATCGTAGCGGGTCTTGAGAAGCTAAGGCCGCATCGTCTTGAAGGTAAATACCTGCGGCGTAGTCAGCGCATACCTCACGCATGATGTGGGCCAGTTCCCCCTCTTGAACGGTGACACCTGAAGCATGGTCAAACGAAACGCCGGTGACACCGGTAAGGTCGTTGCTCGATTTGCCCGTCCACTTGAAAGAGTCGCCGTCAATGTTGCCGTTCCCAGCAGTTGAAAAGGATGATCCGCTGGTCAGGGTGACAGTCGTTGTACCTGCGCTGATTGCACCGTTGAGGGTTGTCTCAGCGATTGCTTCGGAAGGTGCATCTCTGCCATAATCTCGATAGATTGAGTCAATGTAAATCGAGGCTCTGCGGATTGCAGACTCAAGCCTGGTGTTGGCTCGAAGGCGTTGAGCCGAGTCCAAACCCAGCCTCAACGACACGTCAGCAGTTCCGCAGTAGTGGGACATGAGGATCATTCCTTGGTTGCTTCAATGGCTTCTTCGACTTGCTCTTTCACTTCTTCTGCCTTGTCGGTAGCTTCTTCCACAGCATCAAGCACTTCATCGAGCGTGATACCGCCTTCTTTGAGTACGAGCCACTTCTTGTAGCCCCAGACAGCAAGACCACCAAGAGCTGCAAGAGCAGCGAGCCAAAGTTCCACATTTTCGATTGTTAGGTTCATTTTTTGTTTCCCCCTTGATAGGACACTTCCCGCACGACACTAAAAGGTATCACCTTAAAACACCGTTCTTCGCCCTTCTGGTACAGTTTGTAGCCATGCGGAGTCTCTTCAATCTCGATATGATTCAAACAACGCTCTGGTGGCGCATACACAATTTTTCCTACTTTACGAGTCATTCTTTTCACCTCATGGGATTTGTGGGGGTGCGCCAGGTATCGTGATGACATAGGCGGCGAGTCTGTCAATTGCTTGTTGAATGGTGGCCGGTGGGGGAGCAACCCAAGCAGCAGCAGAGGCAATCGCATTAAACGCATCAGTCTCCGCTTGACCCGCAGCGAGGTACGCTTGGTCAGTAAGGTTGCTTGCCGCTGAAATGTCGCCATTTGAGTCTGCGACAAGAACGGCTGATGTAGCGTTAGTTTGACGGATTGTTCCATTGACGTGTAGCTTTGCTGACGGATTGGTGTTGCCTAAACCGATACCAACATTCCCTGTGTTCGTGATTCTTAAGTCGGTATCACCCGCAGGAACGTTTGTGTTGATTGGTGTGCCGTATGCAATATCAAAATGATCTGAATCTCTTTGGCTTATCTGCCATCGTTGGGACGACCACGCCGCACCGTCAAGTGGTGAAGTGTTATCGTTGTCAACGTGGAGGCCACCATACCTTGTGATACCTACATTTCCCTCGGCAGTTTGAAATCGAGCTGCATACGCCGCATCAGTAAGCGTGACAGTCGTTTTTACATGGAGTCTGTTTTCTGGTGAATCTGTGCCGATACCGACTCTCGAAACATCACCGTCAATACGCATAACTTCTGTGCTTGCGCCACCGTCATTGATTTTGAAAATAATGTCTTTATCCTGTGTGACATTCTCGATAATTGCATTATCCGAAGAGGTTGTCATTTTGAGATCAGTCTGCACCGTGACTGCACCCGTGAGGTCAAGCGTTGATTCTCCTTCAACAGCAGCGATAGCATTTGCATCTGTATATGCAGTAGCACTTGCAGCGATACCGTCGAGCTTGGTCTTATCGCCGTTCACAAATGGCCCCTCGGATGGGGGTTGTTGTGCGCTGTCAGCTTTTGCACCTTGAGCCGCAGTAGCGTAGTCTGCTGAATCGAATGCTTTGACTTGAGCAAGGTTTGTCACCTCGGAGTCCATAAGCGCACCAGCGGCGGTGACATTAGCGGTATCGGTGACATCAGCGGCAGTCTCTATGCCGTTGAGCTTCGTCTTGTCAGCAGACGACATAGAACCTGCTGCGCTGGTCGTGGCTGCGGATATGCCGATAGTGCCTGAACCTGTGATTGTTCCACCCGTAATAGGAGCTGAAGTGGCTACGCTGGTGACGGTTCCTGATCCACCACCACCACCACTTGAAGCAGCCCACGTGGGTACGCCAGCAACCAAGGTTAGGACGTGTCCGTTTGTCCCTGGAGGAACAACGACAAGATCGCTCATAGCCGACGATGCGTTGCCTATCAGCAAGGCGTTAGGTTCGACCTCGCTCAATCCTGTTCCGCCTGAACCTACACCGGAAACATAGGTTGCCCTTGGTGAAATGTAGGTATGTCCGTCGCTCGACTGGAATGACCAAACGCCCCTGATGATAGGTTGCGATTGAGAGTTGATTTGAACAGGCTTGCCGCTGTCAGTTTGGCAGGTAAGCCTCGCACCAGCCTTGACTTCGAGCGAGTAGCAGTTCAAGGACAAGCCGTTGCGGATCGTTGCTTGTTCTCCGTTTGAAGCTGCAAATACGACTACCCCGTAATGTTTGACGGTGAAGCCGTTTGCTGATGTCCCGTAGGTTTGTGATCCTGTGACGGGTATCTCTGTCCCTCGAAAGAACGCTGTCGCCATGTTGAAGTCCAAGGAATCATGCCCATAACTGATACTGGTCGTGTCGAACTTGATTTTTACTTGCGTATCGAGCGCACCATTGGGAGCTGAAGCACGAACAAATCCAGCACCAGCAGTCACTACAAAAGCCCCTTTGATGTGGATAGTGCCATCGTCTGCGTTATCGTGTGTGCTGGCCGTAGGGACGCTGTAAGCGAGCGTCATGGTTTGGGTGTCAATGGTGAGTTTGTTGTAAGGGCCGTTGTCGAGGTGAACGTCGTTGCTTGCAGGTTGCATTTTGTAAAGCAAGGTTGAACCTGAACCATGCTTTGCTTTTTGTCCGTTGAGAACGTATCGCTTCCGGCTCGATGTGTCGCTCAATGCTGATAGGTTAGCTCCAGAGAAGGTGAGCGTCTTTGACCCGCCAGCATCGGTTATCTCGCCGTTGAGAATCAATCCCTTGAGGGCTACGTTTGTTGCGATTGTGATAACGCCTGTGTAAAGCTCGGCGGTGACAAGAGACTGTTGGATGGACTGAACGGCAGCTATGTCCCAATTGCAGTTTGCTGTCGAAACATGGGTGAAGAAAAAATCGTCGGAAGCGTCAGGGCTTGAACCAGGCCACGAACCAAGAGGCGCGCCGCCTGGTGTTGAAGACCATTGAGCAAAGGCCGATGCGCTGGCCCCAGGCGTTGTAGAAATCCAATAATAGCTCGCCACTTGGATCACTCTTGCCTTGTTGCTGAAGAATCAACGACAAAGGCAGCTGCGGGTGGTTCAGCAATCATGGCTTTGAGGTCAGCAGCTCGAAGCTGGAATTGTTCAAGTTGTCGGCGAAACCTGTCGTCTGTTCCTTCTCTGGTTCCTGGCATCGTGTGGTGAGGCAAGGTGTTGACAAGAACAGCCAGCACGTCAGCGCAGACTGCGGCTTTGATGAACTCTTCCTTTTGTGAGGTGGTCACTTGATGATCTGTTCCGATGTTGTAGGAATTGGTTCGGGCCACTTTGTCAGCCTCGATTGTTCTCATGTTGATGTATTCGGTGATTGTCCCTTCGACCAAGTTAGGCGGTCGGTTAAGCAAATCTCGAATCTGGGAAGTTGTTACAGTCATTCCTCTTCATCCTCCGGTCTTGGTTCAAGTATTGCTACGCCGTCCCAGGGCATAGGTGTCCTTGCTACAACCATAACCCGTTTCGATTTAACAATACTTTCAGCGAATCGAGAGTTAGGAACGTAGGTGAGAACGCCTTGCTCAAGCAGGTTCGCTGGGTTGTTTGGATCAGGATGGGGTTTGAAACGTCGGAAAATCCAACCTTTGCCTCCAAGCCAGCTCAAGCGAGCTGTAAGGTTTTCAATTGTAGGTTTGTTTGGGACAGGAACACCCTTTTCACGGAGTTCCTTTACCAATGCTGCTTTACTCGCTTTCCTCGTCATCGTCTTCGCCCTCTTCACTATCACTTAACTTGGCGATTAAATCAGCTTTCTTGCCTTTTGCATCGAGGCCACGCTCTTTGCACAAAGCACGAAGCTCATTGAATGAAAGGCTATCGAGGTCAATGACTTCATCAACGACTTCCAGAGCCGGTGCTTCCTCGACAGGAGCGATAGCCAGTCGGCCTCGCTTGTCTTTGTTAAGCAAATCAGCCCTGCGTACCATTCTGGGACACCCCAGAATCAAGAGATAACGCCGGTGATCTTGGCGATACGGTTTGAAGCACCAGACGATGCGCCGTCTTGGTGCTGGTGAATCACAGTTCCCATGAATCCGGTGAGCAGGTAGGAAAAGCCGACACCCTCGATACGGGTGATTTCAGTTTCCATGTAGCCTGGGCCGTTGTATTGGAAGAACTCAGCGGTCTGTGCGCCAGGGATGAGCATAAGTCCGTCGTTTCCGATAGCACCGCCTGACCCAGCATCTCGCGTATACATGATGGTGAGGTTGGCGATTCGGCCCAAGTGCGTTTCGAGGGATTCGATGACGTTTCCAAACAAGCTGGTGTTCAACAGGGTGCTGCGGCAGGTCGTGGGGAGGATGAGAGCCAAGGCTTCATCGCCAGAGGTTCGAGCGTTCTCGAAAATCTTGTCCATCGTCAAGAGGACATCTCGTTCTGCGTCGTTGCTTGCACCAGTCCAGACACCGGAGGTCACCGCTTGGGTTTGACCTGCGCCGCCGTGGAGCTTGGTGAGAATGTGGTTGTCAATCGTTGAAGCACGTGCGGTCACGATTGCGAGTTGCTGTCGGTCGAGAGTCTCAAATCGCTCACCTCGAAGGCGAACCGAATCGAGGAACACGGTTCGACCCTGACCCTTCTCAAGAACGACCGTGTAGTTGGAGGTTCCAATCTTGGTGGGATCGACGACTGCGTTATCATCGAGAGGGAAGGTGAAGCTTCCCTGTGCGCCGGTGTACCACTTGTAGGTCATCCAAGGAACGGTGCGAAGGCCAACGACCTTTGTACCGACTGCAATCGTTGTGGATTGCAGCTGAATGAAATCACGCAGGGTTTGTTGGAGAACAGCGTCTTGCTTGACGAATGGGCCGTCTGCTGGCGACACCAAAGCGTCTGCCTTTACGTTCTGTCCGAGGATTTGTCCGAGGTTCATTGTAGCCATATTTTTCATCTCCTAATCAGTTGGTTTGTTTGGTGTTCACAGGGTAGAGAGTTGCTGCAACCGTGGTCGTCTGCACTCCCATGTAGTGTCCGAGGACTTTGTTCGAGCCAGCCGTTTTGGTGGCTTCTCCGTTTGCTGCGACATAGAGAAGTTGCCCGCATTGAATCGCTTCACCAGCGTTGATGCGAACAAACATTGGGCCACCGACAGGGGCAGCGGTGATGGTTGCACCGGCGGTGACCAGAGCTTGGTCTGCATCTCGACTTGACTCGTCGAGAGCGACAAAGAAACAAGTGTCAGTAGCGGCGGTCAAATCCACCGTTCCTGATCCTGTGGTTGCGTCGTAGTTGAGTAGGTGTCCGACTTTTGGAAGAACGCCGTCTTTCACAGTCAGGGTGCGAACGTTGCTGGGGTAGGTTGCCATTTCAAATCATCTCCTTTGCTTCTTTGTAGGTTGGTGCTTTCAAATCCTTGTCAATCGAAGAAAGGTTGCCGTTCCAAGCAGATGCCCAGGCGTTCCATGCCTTCTCATAGACAGATTCGGAAGATTCGACCATTTCGCCGTTCAAGTAATTGGCGACGATGGACTCTTGGGGTGCTTCGCTGGCCTCGACGACAGCTTCTTGAGCTGCTGGGGTGGCTGG